TCAGGTTGTTGCAGGGTCGTCACATTTTGGCAGCCAGTCGCCGTAGCTTTCCTCTTTCAGCGTCAGGTTGGTCTGTATCCCCTGTTTGGTATGGCGCTTCTCGTAATTCAGTCCGTATTCCTTCAGCATCACCGGCAGCCCCAGCCCGAACATTTTCAGACTGAGTACGTTCCGGTAGCCGTTTGCCTCCATGTAGGCCAGATAGGCGTGATAGAGGTATTTACGGTAATTGCGCGGGATGATACTGGCGTTCCCCATATACATGCCGCTGGTCTGCGGCAGGGTTTCCAGATAGCCGATAAAATCAAACGTCGGGTCGGCATCCCGTTTGATGTTCAGCGCCTCGTCTGAGTTTTGCTGGGACTGAAGCAGTGACCGGGCGAGCATCGGGTCGCTGAATTTCTGCATCAGGTGACGCACGATGACCGCCAGCTCGCGGGTGATTTTGTCCTTAAGCTGCGGGTCGCGCTCCTGCGGGGCTATCTGTTCAGGGAAGTGAATAATCACCCGCCGGCGTGACACGCCGCCGCTGCGGTCGGTGAAGCGCATCGGGTTATTGTTCACGGCCAGAATCACCGCCGGGATGTGCGTGGAGTACGCATCCCGGTATTTCGGGTCAACGGACACCGCATCGCCGCCGGTGATGGCCTTGAGTCCGGCACCGTCGCCGCTCCATTTTTCCTGGTCCGGCAGGCGTATCAGTGAGAAGCCAGTTAACGCGGCACGTTCACGCGGGGATTCCAGCGTCTCAATGGTGGCCGATGTGGCGTTATCCTCCCCGGCCAGCAGGGTGGCTATTTCGGCCATGATACTTTTGCCGCTGCCGCCGGGACCGGTCACCTCCAGAAAGAGCTGCCAGTCGTAGCGGTTTGCCAGCACCATAAACAGTGCGGCCAGAATCACGTCGCGTTTTTCCGCACGGCCACCGGCGGCACGGTCAAGCCAGCGCCAGAACGCGGGGGCGTGGGTTTCCAGCGTTTCCCCTTCCACTGGCGGGGTGAAATCCACATCACACAGGGTGCGCATCCAGTGTGACGGACTGTGCGGGTGGAACGTGCCGTTCTGCGTGTCGAGCACGCCGTTACGAAAGCCAATCAGGCGGCGGGAGGGGGCTTCCTGCTGCGGAATAATCAGCTTCAGGGTGTCCACCACGGAGGCCACCTTCCCGGAGGAGAACGGCGCGCGCAGACGCTGAAACAGCCCGGCCACATCCCGGGCAAAGTCCTGTGGCGGCAGCACCTTCCAGACACCATTTTCATAGCGGGACAGAAGCTGGCCGTTGGCATCGACCGCGAGCGCCTCGCCGTAATGCTCATAGATACGCATGGCCTTTTCGCTGGTACTCATGGCGGAAAACTCCGCTTCGCTCATGGTGTCGAACGGGCTTTCAGCCGGTGGCCGGATGGCATCATAAATGGCCTTACGGGTGGCTTCCCCGCCGTACTGCGTGAAGGCATCATTCCAGTCACCGAAGACCGGCGGCAGGGCAACAACACCTTCACACGCATCTGCGGCTGCGGCGGCTTTTTTCTGGCCGTCACCGCTGAGGTCACGGTCAGCAGCAAGGACAATCTGACAGGCCGGATGCTTCTGCCGGGCAAGGCTGGCCAGAGAAAGGAGATTCACGGAAGAAAGCGCCACCATCACCGTTTCACCGGTCAGGTGATGCACGGTAAGTGCGGTCGCGTATCCCTCCGCTATCCACAGACGTTTTCCGGCCTGATTCTGTCCTTCAAGGGTGTGACAGGTGCCCCTGACCTGTCCGCCTTTCAGGGTGCGCTTACGGCCGTCAGCACTGATTAACTGAAGGTTAACCAGTTCGCCGCTGTCGTCATACAGTGGCACCACAAGGTCACCGGCACGCCAGCTCACGCCACCGGCTCTGTGTGTGCCGGTCAGCATCCGGCATTCCCGGCCGGGAAAGCCCTTGCGGGTCAGGTAGGCGTTACCGGTTCCGGGACGGGTTTTCGCCATCAGGGTTTGTGCCAGTGCGGCGGCGTTCTTCCGGGCAGCGTCTGTTTCAGCACCGGCGGCAGCCGTCACTGCCGGGTCAGCCGGGGGCAGGCTGCCGGTCACGGCAGCCACCTTTGCGGCCGCATCGGACGGGGAAACACCAAACACCTTTTCAACCAGTTTCAGGCCGTCACCGGCACCACACTGATTGCAGTACCAGGTGCCGCGCCCCTCCCTGTCATCAAAACGGAAGCGGTCACTCCCGCCACAGACCGGACAGGGCTGATGACGGTTCTTCAGCACCTGAATCCCCAGCGCCGGGAGGATACGCGGCCAGTGGCCGAGTGCATGGCTGACGGTGGCGGTTACGTTCATTTTCATGGTGTTGTTCTCCTTCAGTGCAGTACCGGCGCTTTTATGTGACGGGCACAGAGTTCATCCATCACAACCAGCCCGAGAAAGGACAGCGACGGCGCGGCCTTCAGGGGGCCGGATTCCATTAAATCTTCCAGCAGGGCACAGGCTATCTGACGCCCTTTTTCCTCACCGTGCTGGCGCAGATAAAAGCCTTCCAGCTCAGCGGCGATGGCCGCCTCCAGTGACTCAAGGGTGAGATGCGGGTAGCGGTGCTGACGTTCGCACACGGTCAGCCAGGCACAGGCGACAGCGCGACGGTAAAGGGCAGCGCGTAAGACGGGCGGTAAGGGTGTTTTCATTTGTTTTCCTCCCTGTGACAGATGACTGCATTCCGTGCCGGTTGCATTAACTGATAAGGCATATCTGCGTCTCCTGAAGACGTGCGTATCCCTGCGCGAATACGCACATTTAATTTTTCGGGGGTCGTTTTTTAATTACAGATAATTGCGGTAACTGTTATCCGGGGTGATTTCCGGGTCAGGCTCCGTGCGGGGAATTTCCCGCCATTCCCGCGCCACCGGTGCCGCCCGGCTGACCGGAACAGGGGCCTGCGGGTAAATATCCAGATATTTCTCCCGCCATTTCTGTAATTCCGGGTCTCCGGCCATTTCTTTCAGTACCGCATGCCGGTTTACGGGGCTGCGTTTAAACAGGTCAGGACGGTCACAGGTAAATTCCCGCAGAAAACGCCCCAGCGGGATGTCTGTGGTGCGCCCGTCAGCGAGGATACGCACAAGGATACTGAATTTACGGCGGTACGGGTTCCAGACAATGTCCGGGCAGCGGTACGGCATTTCCCACGGAATACCGTCTTCCAGAATGCCGACCACGGCCACATCGGGAAAACCGGCAGAACGGTAAATCTCACCGGGCTGGGGAAAATCAAACATGCGTCCTGTCTCCCCGGTCTTTCTGCTGGGCGAGAAAATCGCGGCACAGGCCTTTGGCTTTCAGCTCATTCAGCACAAAATCAATATCTTCATTCAGGTAGCTGAAAATATGCGGAATGTAGAGCTGATGCAGGCCGGAGAGTTCACGGTGAATCAAATCACCCCCAACAAACTGGGATACGGCGCTGGCGCGGTTGAGCTTATGGTAAGCCTCAATGCTGAGGTGTTCACGGGCGTCATGACGCGCTGAGACGGTCTGAGGGGCTTTTTTATTACGCACGGGACACCTCCACCACCGGCAGACGGGCAGCAAGGGAGAGCACATAGTCACGGACAAGGGAACGGCGGGCACTGCGTTCATCACCGGCGACGGTGCGAAGCATGCAGATACGGGGATGACGGTCTGCGCGACGGACAGCCGCAAACACAAAGACAAATTCAGGGTGTGAGGGGGTGAGGGTTGTAGCCATGATGGCAGCCTCCTGTGAATAGCAAATAACGCTATCGCCGGAGTTTCCACGCTCGATGGCGATAGCCCAGACGGGGGTGGAAATACCGGCTTCACAGGATACCGGCCAGCCCGGAGGCTGCCCCGCCTGAGCTACCATTGACTCTGCGGCATAATGAGCGGACGCGGGCAGGATGCACGGAATGCCATCTGCACGACTGACCACACACCACACCATAATCTGGCGCTCTGTGGCGTTGATTGCGACACAAAAAAAGACGCATGGCGCGTCATATGCCGCCTGTGAATTGCTCGGGTTTCCACGCCCGGCTGCCGATTTTGCGGCAGCAGAAAAACTATATCCGCAAATGCCGGAAAAAGGCAAGCCAGAAAAAGGGACTTTTTGCAGAGCGGGCATCATCATGCGTCGTACCCCCGTTTGCGTCCGGCAATGCGCCCGGCCATCCATGCGGTGATTTCAGAGTGCAGCCAGGCCACATTTTTTACCGCCAAGACTCACCTGCGGCGGAAATTCCCCCTTACGGATGAGTTCATAGATGGTCGAGCGTGACAGGCCGCACAGGTGCATCACTTCCGGCAGCGTAAAAAAACGCTACCTGCGTGATGTCCGGCAGCGGCATCAGTGGCGTCACAGGGGCAGGAGACGGGGAGAAAAAACAGGCTTAGCATCGGGCTACCTCGTAATGTCCATACAGCACCGGATAAGTCCGTCCGGCTTCGGGGTAGCGCTTTATTTTGTGAATATTTTTGGCAGACGCAACAGGGGGGATTTGTTCCGGCAGCCTTACAATGGCTGTGTGTTTTTTGCACATCAGCGCCAGATAGCTTTTAAAAACGCTCTGGAAGGAGCTGGAAAAAATTATAGTGAAATACAAATTGTTTTTCTTATTTATTTCAGTTAATTAATAAAAATAAAAAGTAATAAACAGCACAAAAAGTCCATGAACGGGTGAACAGTGGTGAACAGACGGTGAACAGTCATTACTGCGATTGTTCACCCTTTAACTTACTGTATTACTTATCTTTTTTCTTATGGTGAACAGAGGTGAACAGTAAAATATAAAAAAACAAACAGTAAGCCGGTTTTTCCTGCGACCTTTTCCTGGCTTGCCGGTCTGAGGATGAGTCTCCTGTGTCAGGACTGGCACATCTGCAATGCGTCGTGTTGTTGTCCGGTGTACGTCACAATTTTCTTAACCTGAAGTGACGAGGAGCCGGAAAATGTCTGACAACACCATCCCTGAATATCTGCAACCCGCACTGGCACAACTGGAAAAGGCCAGAGCCGCCCACCTTGAGAACGCCCGACTGATGGATGAGACCGTCAAGGCCATTGAACGGGCAGAGCAGGAAAAAATGCGCTGGCGCAGGCCGACGGAAATGACGCTGATGACTGGCGCACAGCCTTTCGTGCAGCCGGTGGTGTCCTGAGCGACGAGCTGAAACAGCGCCACATTGAGCGCGTGGCACGCCGGGAGCTGGTACAGGAATATGACAATCTGGCCGTGGTGCTGAATTTTGAACGTGAACGCCTGAAAGGGGCGTGTGACAGCACGGCCACCGCCTACCGGAAGGCACATCATCACCTGCTGAGTCTGTATGCAGAGCATGAGCTGGAACACGCCCTGAATGAAACCTGTGAGGCGCTTGTCCGGGCAATGCATCTGAGCATTCTGGTACAGGAAAATCCGCTCGCCAACGCCACCGGCCATCAGGGCTACGTCGCACCGGAAAAGGCTGTCATGCAGCAGGTGAAATCATCGCTGGAACAGAAAATAAAACAGATGCAAATCAGCCTCACCGGTGAGCCGGTTCTCCGGCTGACCGGACTGTCAGCGGCAACACTCCCGCACATGGATTATGAGGTGGCAGGCACACCGGCACAGCGCAAGGTGTGGCAGGACAAAATAGACCAGCAGGGAGCAGAGCTTAAGGCCAGAGGACTGCTGTCATGATTTACTGCCCGTCGTGTGGACATGTTGCTCACACCCGCCGCGCACATTTCATGGACGATGGCACCAAGATAATGATTGCACAGTGCCGGAATATTTATTGCTCTGCGACATTTGAAGCGAGTGAAAGCTTTTTCTCTGACAGTAAAGATTCAGGAATGGAATACATTTCAGGCAAACAGAGATACCGCGATTCACTGACGTCAGCCTCCGGCAGTATGAAACGCCCGAAAAGAATGCTTGTTACCGGATATTGTTGTCGGAGATGTAAAGGCCTTGCACTGTCAAGAACATCGAGGCGTCTGTCTCAGGAAGTCACCGAGCGTTTTTATGTGTGCACGGATCCGGGCTGTGGTCTGGTGTTTAAAACGCTTCAGACCATCAACCGTTTCATTGTCCGCCCGGTCACGCCGGACGAACTGGCAGAAAGCCTGCATGAAAAACAGGAACTGCCGCCAGTACGCTTAAAAACACAATCATATTCGCTGCGTCTGGAATGAGGGCTGCCGGTTAACACCGGCCGTCGCCGCACACCGTATTTTATTCTTCAGCATGATGAGAAAGAGATAACGATGGAAAGCACAGCCTTACAGCAGGCCTTTGACACCTGTCAGAATAACAAAGCAGCATGGCTGCAACGCAAAAATGAGCTGGCTGCGGCCGAACAGGAATATCTGCGGCTTCTGTCCGGGGAAGGCAGAAACGTCAGTCGCCTGGACGAATTACGCAATATTATCGAAGTCAGAAAATGGCAGGTGAATCAGGCCGCCGGTCGTTATATTCGTTCGCATGAAGCCGTTCAGCACATCAGCATCCGCGACCGGCTGAATGATTTTATGCAGCAGCACGGCACAGCACTGGCGGCGGCACTGGCACCGGAGCTGATGGGATACAGTGAGCTGACGGCCATTGCCCGAAACTGTGCCATACAGCGTGCCACAGATGCCCTGCGTGAAGCCCTTCTGTCCTGGCTTGCGAAGGGGGAAAAATTAATTATTCCGCACAGGATAGCGACATTTTAACGACCATCGGATTCAGGCCTGACGCGGCTTCGGTGGATGACAGCCGTGAAAAATTCACCCCTGCGCAGAACATGATTTTTTCGCGTAAAAGTGCGCAACTGGCATCACGTCAGTCAGTGTAAAATTCCCCGAAAATCCGCCCGTTTTTACTGAAAAAAGCCATGCATCGATAAGGTGCATGGCTTTGCATGCGTTTCCCTGCCTCATTTTCTGCAAACCGCGCCATTCCCGGCGCGGTCTGAGCGTGTCAGTGCAACTGCATTAAAACCGCCCCGCAAAGCGGGCGGGCGAGGCGGGGAAAGCACTGCGCGCGCATATTAATTATTTAATTTTGTAAACTCAGAGTTAGTACATTCTTGCGTAGATGCTCACTTTCTATGACACTAAACCACTTGAATATTTTGTGATTACCACTGTGTTTATTTACCACTGTGTTTATTTACCACTGTATAAAAACATATCTTGAAACAAATGGATATTCTGCAATAGTAATCCGTGACTGACACGCCCCTCACACAAAGCTAAAGGATGAAAAAGATAATGATAGAGTCTATAAGCGTTTCTCAAGCCGGTTCATATGGAAATGACGTTCAATATATGATGCCTCTAATGAAAATCAATTACATATATGGCTCAAATGGTGCTGGAAAAACTACAATTAGCAAAATAATTCATAATGCTTTAGGCTTTCCAACTTGCCAGATTAAATGGAAAAACAACAATCAATTAACTCCTTATGTCTACAACAGGGATTTTGTTGTAAATAATTTTTCTGGAGATAGTATTAAAGGTATTTTTACTTTAGGTGAAGAAACAAAAGAGCTCACAGATAACATAGACAAATTGATACAACAAAGGGATAAAGAGCAAAGCTCAATAGATTCCAAGAAAAGAAATTTAAATAACAATGATAATGCAAATTTAGGTATCTATCAAAAACTTGAAAAAATTGAATTGGATTTCAAAAATGATTGCTGGAATCAAAAGAAAAACATGATGATTACTTCTATAAAGCATTTGAAGGTTTAAGAAGCAGCCAGGAAAAATTCAAATCAAAGGTATTAGAGGAGCTATATTCAAAAGAAGTAGATTTACACCAGTTACCATACTTAATATCGAAGGCTGGTAGTGTTTACTCAGACTCGCTAACAGTTCACAATATAATTCCCTTACCAAATTTTAGCAACATAAAAAAATAGTTGACGATGAAATATGGAAAGAGAAAATTCTTGGAAAAGAAGATGCAAGCGTTGCCGAAATCATAAGGCAACTAGATAACAGTGACTGGGTTAAAGAAGGGATAAAGTACTATGATAACCTTGAAACCAAATGTCCATTTTGCCAACAAAATACGCCCAGTAGTTTGAAATCGGATTTAGAAAGTTACTTTGACACAAAATATTTAGAAAAAACAGAAAGCATTAATGTATTACTAAAAAATTATACTCATGAGTATCGTTTATTTGATGAATATGTTGCGAAAATAAATGAAGGGAACTATGCCTTCCTTGATTTGGATTTGTTTAACACAAAATCCAAATTAATTCTATCAATATTATCAAGGAATATAGATGAAGCAAAAAGAAAATTGGCTGAATTAAGTACACCTGTCGCTATGACAGGACTTCTAGAGCCTGGCAAAGAATTATTAGACATCATTCTTGCAGCTAACAATCAAGTTTTTGAAAATAATGAACTATACAAAAACAGGAGCATGGAAAGAGAAAAACTAACAAAAGAAATATGGCATTATATAGTTAAAGTTGAACTGGCTGATAAAATAAATAAATATAATACTGATAAGGAACAGTTAAATAGAGCTAAGGAAGGGTTAATTAAGGGTTTAGAAAAAGACAAAGTCAGATTAGATGATATCATTGAAAATATATCCAGCGAGGAATCTAAAAGAACCAGTGTCACGCCAACAATCACTGCTATAAATAAGATACTTTTATCATTTGGCTTCAAAAATTTTAGCCTTGCACCGACATCCGATTCGTTTAGCTATAGAATCGTACGTGAAAATGGTGATAATGCCCTAAGCACACTCAGTGAGGGTGAGAAAACTTTTATCACATTCCTATATTTCTATAATCTCATCAAAGGAAGTAATTCAACATCTGGTGTAATGAACGATCGAGTAGTTGTCTTTGATGATCCTATATCAAGTTTAGATAGTGATATTCTGTTTATAGTTAGCTCATTAATGAAAAAACTTATAAAAGACATTAGAGACAATAATGGCCGTATAAAACAGGTCTTTTTCCTAACTCACAATATTTATTTTCATAAAGAGTTAACTTTCGATATGAATAGAAATTTAGATACTGCTCGTCCTGATGAAACATTTTGGGTCATTAGGAAAAAGGATAAATTATCGTTCATTGAAAGCCATGCATGCAATCCAATTAAAACTTCATATGATTTACTATGGAGTGAGATAAGGCGCCCTGATATTAATTGCACAACAGTACAAAACACAATGAGAAGAATTCTTGAAAATTACTTTAAAATTTTAGGTGGATTTAATGTATGGAAACTCGAAAAACATTTTGATGGTGATGAAAAAATAGCATTTAATTCATTGATATCTTGGATTAATGACGGTTCACATCATTCAAATGACGATCTTTACATTGCTCTAGACCAAAACTCGGTTAGTAAAAATCTCAATATATTCCAGAAAATATTTGAATACAGCGATAATGCTGCACATTATAAAATGATGATGGGAGAATATTATAAGGCTCTGCCGAATGATGATGACATTAATGTCGACGTTCAGCAAAGTGCTAATGATGATCAAAATGTCGAAGTAATTTAAATTCAATCATAAAACTAGTAATTCATCTTAAACCATCCATTAAAAATAATGGATGGTTTATTACTATAAGAGTTTTATATATTGTTAGCATATAATTTCTACAGATTTTCTTCCTTTGCGAAGTCATACGGTGTCACATATTGCATTCTATTTATATCTAAATAATCAGCCCACCACTGCACCATCAGCCTACGCTCATCTAAATGCTCTGAAGTGTGAATGTAGGCAGCCCGAACATTATTACGTTCTGAATGGCTCAGTTGGCGTTCTATAGCATCATCACTCCATAACCCTGACTCACCCAGCGCACCACGTGCCATCGTCCTAAACCCATGCCCGCAGACTTCGGTTTTTGTGTCATATCCCATCGCACGCAATGCGCTATTCACTGTGTTTTCACTCATAACCTTAGTTGCGTCATGATCCCCCGGGAAAAGCAGCTCTTTATCACCACTAATCTGCTTTAACTGGTCTAACAAATTCATCGCCTGACGACTCAGCGGAACGATATGCTCCTCTTTCATCTTCATACCACGATACGAATAACGCACACCCTTAATTTCTTTTCGTTTTGCAGGTATGCGCCATAGAGATTTATCGAAGTCGAATTCATCCCAACGCGCGAAACGCAACTCACTGGAACGCACAAAAGTTAGTAAGGAAAGCTCAACCGCGATCCGTGTCATTACACGGCCACGATATGCAGCAAGACGTGCAAGAAACTCAGGGAATCGGCTAGAGGGTAAAGCGGGGTAATGTCGCACCTTGGTTGTAGATAGAGCACCAGCCATATCACTGGCTGGATTTGAGTCGATGTAATCGTTCTGTACTGCATAACGCATGATAGCCGTGACACGCTGCTGAAGACGCTGCGCGACGTCATGCTTACCACTTGCATCAACTTTTTTAATCGGGGCTAATAGGTGGCTAGTCTTGAGCTGACGAATGTCGGACGAACCAATGTGAGGGAATATATAAAGCTCAAGATAGCGAAGAACGCGCGATCGATGGTCTTCACTCCAGCGCTTGTTACTGGCGTGCCATTCACGAGCAATGGTTTCGAATGTATATGCCCCCGAATTCTCGGCCTGAACTTCTTTCTGTTCGGCTTTTGGGTCAATGCCCTGCACTAGCAGCTTTTTAGCCTCATCGCGCTTTACTCTTGCCTGAGCTAGCGTCACAGTAGGCCAAACACCAAAAGCGAGGCGATCCTCTTTTTTGTCTGAGGGGCGTCTGTATTTCATGCGCCAGTATTTAGAGCCCTTAGCCGAAATCTCGAGATACAAACCGCCGCCGTCGGCCATTTTGTAGGTTTTTTCTTTTGGCTTTGCGGTCTCGACCTGTCTGGCTGTGAGCTTCAT